ATGCCATTAACCGACACAAAAATCAGAAATGCTAAGCCTCATGAGAAGCCTTACTCGCTTCAGGATGGTCAGGGCCTCTATCTTGATGTCAGGCCTACCGGTGCCAAGATATGGCGATACCGGTTCTGGCTGTCACCAAAAAAAGACGGGCGCTATACGATAGGCGAGTACCCTGGCGTCTCCCTGGCTGATGCCAGAAGAGAAAGAGAGTGGGCAAGAGAACAGGTTAGGCAGGGCAAAAATCCAACCATCGTCAAAGACACTGAAAAGCTGATGGTTATGGGTGATGCAGAGAACACCTTCAAATCAATCGCTGAAGAATGGTATGAGCGAAAGTGCCAGACCTGGGCAGAGAAAACTCAGATAGTTAATCGTGGATTCCTGGATAAGCACATCCTGCCCGCAATAGGGAAGATACCAGTAAAGGACGTTAAAGCGGCGCACATACTTGCATTGATGCGGAAGCTAGAGAAGGCAGGGAATGCTTATTCCGCAGGAAAGGTGAGACAGATATGTTCGGCCGTTTTTTGCTACGCCGTCGCCACACTGAGAGCTGAAGTCGATCCATCGTATGCCCTTCGCGGCGCGGTGATGCAAAAGCCTACCACCCACGCTAGACCGGCAACTACAGAAGAGCTTCGTCAGCTATTTGTCTCGCTACGAAATTACAAAAGCCCGGTCATGGTTATCTGCATAAAAATGCTGGTTATGACATTCGTGCGTCAACAGGAACTTAGGTTTGCCAGGTGGGATGATATCAGCTTAGAAAAAGCCGAATGGATAATCCCAAAAGAAGTGATGAAGAAACGCCGCGAACACCGCGTTCCGTTGTGCGACCATGTTATCGCATTGCTGGAAGAACTTAAACCACTGACAGGTGATAAAGAATATCTCTTCCCCAGCCCATCAAAGCCTGGACAGCCAATTGCCAAGACCACCATTAATCGTGCTATCGAGTATCAGGGTTTTGCAAGCGGTGAGATAACCGGGCATGACTTCCGCGCCACGGCATCCACCGCTTTGTATGAGCAAGGCTTCAGGCCAGAAGTGATAGAAGCACAACTGGCTCATCAGCAAAAGAATAGGGTAGCTGCCGCGTACAATCATGCGGAGTATATGAAAGAAAGAAGGGAAATGATGGATTGGTGGGGAGGTGTTATTGCTGGCCTGATCGAGGACAAGAAGTGATTTTATCCTTTATCCACGCATCGACTTCACTGGAGGGCCATCGGACGCTTCTGCCAATCTTAACAGGACGTGGAAATTTACCATCTCGCATCCATTCATAAATGGTAGGCTTCTTGTAGCCGGTTGCCGCACACACATCGGTGATCGGCATGAGTCTATCGCTCATTGCTGTATTCATTCGATTATCTCCAGGCGTAAATAAAAAAGCCGCCATCAGGCGGCCTGTTCATCTTCACGGTTGATTAGGTCATAAAACTGACCGTACGTTAGCTTCTGGAAGCTTTCGGGGATTACCACATCACCGTGACGCTCACTTTTGTCGTTTGGGATCGCGAAAACCAGCGCATCATCGCGGCCCGGACATTTGCCGCCATAAGTGCTCAGCATGGCAAAACCGTATCCGCGACCTGCTGGTCCGCCAATTACTGTTCGCATGACACCATAATGATCAATGATGTACGACTGCCAGAGCGGCAGAGCCTTGAGTTGCTCGTTGGCCTCATCCTTTACCGCTTCCAGCGTTTTTTGATACTCACGCCCTTCTTTGCTGTTTCCTTTTCCTCGCGCGATAACAACTCGCTTACCTTCCCAAAACTCCTCGCTTTTGATGGTCACCGGGGCAGGGAATGCAAAACCTTTTTCCCACACGAAAGCCTGTATCAGCCCGCCCTTATCTCCCCAGCTGCTGCTATTTGTCCATGCGATAGCGCCAACCTTATCAATTGCTGCCTGCATGATTTCGTTTCGCTTTTTGCCTATTTGGTCGTATCCATCAATAAGCGCCTTCACTTCCGGCCCTTCAACGATGTAGTAGTCGTAATACTTGCTCTGTCCTGACATCTCAATCTCCAATAAAAAGACCGCTCATGGCGGCCTATTCGATGCGAATATGTTTTGCTATAGCTTCGTATATTGCATACGGAACAGCTTCACTGTGTGGGCAATTTTTATATGCTTTTCCAATCTCTGCGATAATGCTATCGCGCTTCTTATCGGCTTCTGAGCGGATGGGGCGAAACTCATCAGTCCAGAAAGGTCTTGTTGTCCTGCAGTCAAAAGCCAGCACCTCTTTCCATGCGGCTGCATCACCATGGAATTCTGGAGGCTCATTGTAAGTGACGATAGCCTCAACCCATTCGCCACCGGAAAACGCTTCAATACGGCACCCAACCGGCGGCAATCCCTCACCATTCCATACCGGCTGTTGCGCAGCTGCAAGGGCGGCTTCGTATTGTTCGCGGGTGATGATGGCGGTGGCGTAGTCACTGGCTCCATCTAACATAAAAAATTCTTCATAGGCTTCACTGGAGTCCCAGACGCGACCACTTGCCGTTAAATAAGGCTTAACACTATAAAAGTAGGCTCCGCCATTCCAATCTTGCGCTGCATAACTTGCACGGTCAGGCCACCCGCCACGTTTGGGCAACTCCTGCAGCAGTAAATCAATCAGCTTCATATGTTTGCTCCAATAAAAAACCCGCACTCGGCGGGTCATGGTGTTAACTCAAAATTGTCATCCCACGGTGGGAATGTCTGCATCCTTCCATGCGACATGATGTACTCAGTCGCGGTCGACATCGAACATGGCCTCTCGAACTCAAGCATGAACACATCATCGTAAGCTTTCCCCAGCTACCATCCGCCGCCATACTCCTTTGCGCGCTGAATCAGCACCCACCGACCGGGCGTTATGCGGTGATGTATCTCGCCGCGATAGATGATTAAGTAGTCCGAGTCTTTGCTCACGATGAACCTCAAAATAACTGTATTTATATACAGTAAATTGAGGTGGGCGGGCTGTCAATTCGTGAGGTTCGAGTGGGAATATTTAGGTGGTATTCGATGCTTTCACAAGCCCAGTGCTTGCAGTGATACCTGACGACGATATTGAGAAGATAACTTAAAACTATTCAAATTTGATGGCTTTTCAGTATTTACCTCTACTGAGGAACGAATCTAACATTTTCTCCCTAACTCTACTGGCAGCTTTTGCCACCGCCACCGCCTCAGCTTTTGATTCGAAGCTGCCAAGGTGAAGTTTCTTCCTGTCAATTTGTATTTCTGCGATCCATTTTTTCTGCCTGACATGCCAGTGAACCCCTTGGCATCCGGACTTATTTTTGGGGCTAACTCCTGGGTTTTGGTTGTTTTCAGTAAGAGAACAAGGCCTAAGGTTGCACCATCTGTTATCACTACGAATTTTATTCTTATGATCAACCGCTTTTGGCCATTCTCCTGTCATATAAAAAACAGCCAGTCGGTGCGCTTTGTATCTTTGACCGTTCAACCGAATGCGTATATAGCCATCCACATCTAATCCGCCAGCAACATCACCTAAGTGAACATTCTTTCTTGCTATAAGATGATGGAAGCTGCCAGTTTCTGGGTCATAACGAACAAGACCTTTTAACTCCTGCAGCGTAATTTCACTTCCCATTTTCTTTATCTCCATCTGCCGGCGCGGGCAGCGCTTTGGCGAGTCTCGCCTCGGTATCGCGGCACCCTTGCATATATGCGCCAGCAATATCGGAGGCAATTCTGTCTTGCTCTGCGATTTGGTTAACGCGTACCGGTGCGGGCGCTGCGGGCTGTTCTACCAGCAGGCCACATAGCGCATGCCGAGGAATCGCGCCCCACTGGAGTATCGTGTCTTCGTACTCGTCCGGCAGAGTGTTTTCGATTTCGTCCAGCGCAACCGACAGTTTTTGAAACGAATCGTCGGGAACAACGTGACATTCCTCGCCGTCAACGAGCTGCTGGCAGCTATCGTCTGCGAGCTCGAACGCTGCACCGCAGACGTTGAGCAACAGTTGAATTACACGCCTGTGCTCTGCTGTCACGCAAGCCGGCTCCGCCCGCTCCCGCATCGCTGCCAATTCTGTTTCGAGCTGTTTTGCGTAATCACTCAAACCGCGCGCAGTCCAGCCGCCGTCAATCGCCTCTTGCGGCACGCCGTCGAGTATTTTACGTAGCGCACGCAGTTCGCGCGCCATCGCCACTTCTTGAGTTGTCGGCTGAACACCCTCAATAACGCCAGCGAGTATCAACTCTATCGTTTCGTCTGATACGTAGCCGTTAATTTCGCTCACGATTCACCCCTGTCTCAAGATTGATGCCCGCTGCGGCGCAAAACTCAACCGCCTCACGTTGTGCTTTTCGATAACCAAACATCACATCGTCGTTGAACATTTGAGGATTAATGCTCGGCAACTTAACCGTGCGCGCCTCCAGTTCAGCGATGCGCTTCTCAGCGGCTTCCGCACGAGCCTCTTGTTCATGAGCCTCTTGCCATCCGCGCTCCGCATGTTGCGCGATGGCTTCCAGTTTTGCCGTCAGTTCGTTGATGTTATTCATGGTTGGGCCCCATGCGTTTTATTTTTACCGGCTGCACAGGGATAGCTTTAAGCTCACCATCGTCCAGCGCTGCGAGTTGAGCGGATACCAGTTTTGCCTCCCACTCATTCAGAGTTCGGATATAACCCTGTCCTGTTGATGCATCAGTGAATACCAGTGCAGCATCCGATAATTCGATTTGACGGCTCATGCGGCACCGCCTTGACGCAGATCGGATGCAATCTCAGCCAGCACGCTGTCAGCGAATGCTCGGTCAAAATCACCATCCGGCGCATCACCCATAAACTCAGTTGACGTGAGAATCATTCGCGCGATGTCGGCTGCATTTTTCGCCGTGTCTTCAATGAACCCTGCATCCCAAGCCGCAAGCATTCGGTTAGCGACGAAATAGGCGCCCTCCTGGCGCGCCTGAGACTTCACTTCCCGCAGAAATGCGTCGGTGGCGGGGGTTTCCGGTGCATGCATAATTGCTGTTAGCATTGCGTCATGCATGCAATCAACATCTTGGCAACCCAGTGATTCGGCTGTTTTAAACTCGCGGTACATGTTTTTGAATGCATCAGTTTTGCACCACTTATTGATATCCTTCAGCGCTGCACACTCCTCCGCCAACTGCTCGCACTGCTTCGTCTTTTCGCGCAGCTCTGCTGTGGTCACGTCCAACTGAGTAGCCATCTTGCTCAGCAGCTTCGCGATATCCAGCAGCGGCTCATTGTCGAGGCACTTCGCCAGCTCGTGACCGGCTGCGATTAATTCGTCGTTGTTCATTTCTTCGCTCCAAGCCAGCGGTTGAGGTATTTGTTGTTATTCACAGAGCCGAAGCTGTTGCGGGCCATTAACTCTTCGCGGCTCGGCATCGGCTGAGATTTGACGCGAGCTTGCAGCTCGCTTGGTGTGATAAGCGGGTCATGTGTAATCATCGGTGGCTCCTTAATCGCTACGAACGTGACCGTAGCGACCGAGGAAGCGGCGCATACGGTTATCTGTTTCTTCATGGCGGCGAGGGCCTGTGGTGACGAATCCGGGCATAAACGACGCTGCGCTGTTTTTGTCCCATAGCTGCCGGTCAGCCAGCGCGTCAGCCTGGCGGATCATTCGAGCTTCCTTGCTCTCGGTTTCGTACTGCTTCCCTAGCGTCTCTTGCAGGTGTGCTTTGATGCGCGCCAGCACCTCTTCTTTGGTGCCGGAGCGTTTTGGCGGGCGTGCGTATCCCGCCCCGGGAAGAGGTGATGACATTTGGTTGGCCTTATTGGGTTAAATCAGGATGGGAGGGCGTATTTGCCTGATTATCTTCTGGATAGATAGGTTTGTTATTCCGATGCCATTCGACATGACATTCATGGCAAAGCCACATAACGTCTGTTGGCTTGCTGTAGTCACAGTGGTGCGCCTGTGGTTTACATTTTGATCCGCACTGCTCACATTGAAGTGGCCGCTTTATCTTTCCATCGCGTAAAAAATTGCCCACGATGATGTGGGCTTTTCTTTTCCATGGATTGCGCTGAATGAACCGTTTTTTGGCTGCATTACATCGCTCTCTACCGTGTTCGGAAGATTGATATTCCTTCCTGGCGGATATTCTATGTGGCAACCCGGCGCGGGCTTTGTCGTACTTCGATAGACATGACCTGCACGCCGCTGTTAATCCATCATTGGACGCTCTTCTTATCTGAAAATCCCTTTTTTCCTTCTGCTGATGACATCTGGAACAGACTTTCATCTTCCCTCCTTTTAAAAAGGAATATCCGAGTCATCAAAATCCATCGGCGGCGCTTCCTGTGCCGGTCGAGGCTGCGCCTGCTGCCGACGTTGAGATGGCTGTGCCGGTGATGATTCCTGAGGTTGCGATCCTCGCGGCGGAAGGTCGATATCTCGCACGAGAATCGTCGGCGTTTGCGCCTGCGTACCATCATTGCGCGTCCATTCTTCAATCAGGAATTCACCAGACACGGTTACCTTTGCGCCTTTGACCACAGAGTCGGACAGCTTTTCAGCCATTGCGCCAAACATCTTGCAGTTAAGCCATGAGGTTTTTTCGTTATCCCCAAAACCTGACTTAGCCGGGAGTGAAAAGTTTGCGATATGCTTCCCGTTGGGCGTGACGCGCAGGACGGCATCCTTTCCAACATTGCCTGAGATGGTGATTACATTAATTGCCATTTATGCCGCCTGTTTCAGTTCTTTGATTCGGATGCCGGTTACGTCTTTGCACTTAGCCTGGTGCTCAGGGAAGCCGTTAAGACGCGTCCATGTTGATGCGTACTGCTCCTGCAATTTCTTCGCGTCGTTCTCGGCGCCTGCATACTGAGTAAACTCAGCCAGAATGGTGTCAGCATCAGCAGGTTGGATGTGGTGAACCTCCGCATCAGCATCAATCGCCGTCTCTTCTGTCGGAATGCAGAACGCCTGAAACGCTGCGTATTTGTAGGCAATAGACATGGCTTTGTTCGTTGCCTTGTCGCCGCTATCCATCGCTTCGCCGTATGTCACAACCGTGTGAACACTGCCGTCTTTTGTGCTCACAAAGTCGAACTCTGCTTTAACCACCACATAGAACAGTACGGTGCCTTTTGGGGTAGTGCGCTCGGTTACGGTGCGCTCAGTGATGCGGGGGAGGATGAGGAGTCCGTGATTAACCAGCGCCGGAGCCAGTGCGTTATAGACCTGATCGATGCCGCGAAACTTGAAGTTTTGCTGCGTGTTCGTCCTGTCCTTGCTGATGCCGGTAGCCGCCATTTCCTTGGCTACTGCGCTGATTGCCTGATAAACAAGCTTCTCTGTCATGAGTAATTCCCCGCGAACTCTTGCCACGTAATAGGCTGATTCATGCGCTCAGCCGCCAGGTTAATTTGCTGCTCGACCTCTTCTTCAATTTCAGGAGAGATGAGAGCGATGAAGTCGTCGTCTTCTAATTCATGCAGCATGTTTTTTGTTCCAGTCGTCGTCCTGAATATCATTCCATCCCATCGCGATTTCCCACGCCCATTCATATGCTGAGTGGCGTCCGTCATCCGTATCCGGGAATGCAGCTTCATAGAGCTTGTTGAACTCGCGATTACCTTGCTGAACCAGAATGGTTCCGTTAACAGGAAGAATTACCATTAATTTACACCTCTTTCATGGCGACCAAGATTGGCAAATTCACCGTGGAACTTAATTCTTGCTTCACTGATTACCAGCTCGGCCAACTCTATATCAGAGAAAAAGCCAAGATGTTTGTAATTACCTTGATGCCAGATTCTGGCGTGCCATTTTTTTATTCCGCAATTCCAACTGACCCCTTTAATACCGCTTTTATTATTCTTGTTAATTTTTGAATTCCGGCGGTTCTCGCTGAAGTCAGCGCATCTAAGATTTTCTATTCTGTTATCTGATTTATCACCATTAATGTGGTCAATTAATGCTTTCGGCCATTCTCCATATTCAATCAACCAAGCAAGACGGTGCGCCATGTAACTGATGCCGTAAATCCCAATTATTTGATAACCGCTGTGGTGTCCGCTTCCGGCAGCCTTTCCTGTAGTCCCTGGCTTTCTTCCTTTCTTCCATGTAAATACGCCGGTATTGCGATCATAATTCAGCAAAGATTTAACAATCTCAGCAGAGATATCGCTGCGCATGTACCTTTCAATGGCAATAGTCATGGTTCGGTACTCCGGGTTGAGAGAGGATATCGGCCAGCTTTTTCCAGCCAGTGCGTAACTTGCGTGTGATGCGATCGAGAAGGGATTCAGAGCAGCCCACAACAGGCCACCCTGCAAAAGCGAACTGTTGCATGGTGTTATCCTTGGTTAATTGGCATAGCGATAACGCCTCGAATGAAGCGCTGTTGATATGCGGTAATGAAAAGCCGCGCTTAGGCGGCTTCTGTTTCTTCTTTCAGGCTTTCGAGATATTCACGCGGATCGTCGTAGCACTGGCATTCGCTATACCAGTCAACCCAGCGATCATTGAGCTCCATATCTTCCAGATCTTGGTCTGTAAGGCTCTCATCAAACATCTGTAGGCCGTTGGCATTGCAGTAATCAGGCTTTATGTTGTTGTCGTATTGAAATGCGTCATAATCAGCCAAAGCATCCATCAGGCGCACACCTTCCTCAACGCTACTCACCTCAACAATGAATGGCTTCATTGGAACTTGTGGGATATGCCAAACTCGTAATTTCATGAATTCCTCCAGGCGAAAAAAAGCCCTCCGGAGAGGGCAAACAACTTCAGGGGATGATGCGGATTGCATCAGATAACCGACCTGTCGGATCGGCTATCGGCTGCTATTCAGCTGGCGGTGCGGGGAGTGGCATCCAGTGCTCGACCTGATACGAGCTTTCTTTTTTCCCATAAGTGGCAAACCAACAGCCCAACCACATACCGTTACCTTTGTATTTTCCACTCTCGATATTGAAATGGTCGTTACAAGTGATTCGCAACAACACCTCATCACCAACCTCAGGCATCCTCTCGCTACATTTAATCCACTCCATTCACTCCTCCTCGCCGATGGCTTTAGCTATTGCTGCGCGGGCGAAATCCCACTCTGGATGTTCACTGTGCTTATCGTAAGCGTGAAGCGCGTCCTGCAATGCTTCCAGAAGTTCAGGAGCCGCGGCTATCAGTCGCTTATTTGCGGCGCTGAAATCCCAATCTCCCCCGCCAACGATGTTCTTTTCGTTGCACAGAACTTTCCCTTCCCATTTCCACGGGCCCTGACTGTATTTCATATCTCACCTCAAATAAGTGGCTTGCTGCCAAAAAGAAAGGCCGACTATGCGGCCTTATTCATCGTAACTCAGCCCTTTGCTTTCATATTCGTCGCCATAATCAGCGAGCTTCTCTTCAATCAACTTCCGTAACGCAGCCTTACCGTGACGCATAACACCGAAGTGAATTACGTTTCTGATTAATGCATCAGCATTGTTTTCACCCGCAAGATTTTCCTTAGGGATGTTAATCGTTGAGCTTCCAACAATGGTGTCAATCTTCAATGTGCATTTACCTGAAAGCTGAACTTGCTTGGCCATGTCTCACCTCAAATTAATGGAATCGATTTACCGCGCATTTTCTGGTGCGCGTTAATCAAGTGGGTAGGGTGGTTAACCGGCTTTTTGTATGCCGGGTTGCGCTTGCGTTGCGTTACTGCCGGCTCCTGGTAATCGCGGAGAGCTACGAGCGAAGTGGCCCGGTCTACGCGACTTGCATGCTTGCGTGATTCTTCCTGAGAAGCGTCAGGAGCCTCGCAACCTAAAATGGAGTCGATGATATTGCCGATAGCGTCACGCTCGATAGCGAGCTTTCTGCGCCGCTCATGACGGCGAATTTTAGCGTTACCTGCTGATACTGAAGAACCGTATTGGATAACCGTCATGGCTTTGTCCTCGTGTGAAATGGCTTTGGTGGTGTGCAGATCTGTTGCTATTCCGTACTCCAGCGGCTTGGTGAGGCTGGCTTGCATCCGTTTGCCAAATCGGCTTGCAGACTCATACTGCCTAAGGTGGTATTGCTCGCATCTCATATCGCGCAACCTGCCACACCCCAAACCCATCTCGTTTGGTATCTGTTCGCGCTTTGTCAGCGCACCGTCGAAGTTAAAGAGCGATGCCAATCTGTTCCGTTTGGCTACCAGCGTCCTGCTGATGGAGATAAAATTACAAGAAAGATTGTTTGGTGTAAACAAGAAATATTGTATTTTTGGGCGAAGAAAACAAACATCCTTGTTTTAAAAGGAAATTTAGTTTGTTTTCATATTTGGTGGGTTACGGCTTGGTGTGACAACTTCCTACAACATCACCAACGAAGGATTTCGTAGAACTGCCAAAGGATGAGTTTATTACTTTTGAATATAAGACCTTGTTATCCGGAGCAATCGACCACGTTTCGACTGTGGTTGTATTGTCATCGTGATACAGGCCTGTAGCCGTTTTTGGGGATACGGGTATATAGATCAACCCAGCCCCTACAAGACTCTTACCAACATTAAATAAATTAGCTTTATCACCTTCAATTGATAGCTGAAAAACTCCATTGCTAATGCGATCAGTGCCGTACTCATACTTATCTGACTCCATCGCGCCATATCCTTGAAGATTGCTGATTACCCAGCACTCGGCGCTTGCCGCATGAGAGATAACAGTCAATCCAAAAGCTAACAAGTACTTGATCATCCTATTCCTTAAATGAATTTGACCCTTGCCTCAACAACCACTCCAATTATTTTGCAGTTGCCATCAATCTGAACCATAGGCCACGCGGGGTTTAAACCTTTCAAATACTTATTTCCACCGTCAATCACCAGTTTCTTGAAGGTAGCTTCATTTGCGTCAACCATCTTTGCAACCACTAAGCTTCCATTTTTAGGTTCTCTGCCAGTGTCAACAAGAACAATATGACCCTCGGGGACGCTTTGGCCAACAGGCGATGTCATTGAATCACCTTCAACCCGTAACCAGAACCCATCACCCAACATATGGATATCAGTGTCATACCATTCTTCTATATCTTTAAGGTCGTAAGGCTCACAGGCCTCAGACCATGCTCCCGCGCTAACAAGGCTGATCAATGGATATTTCCCTTTAGGCTCGTTTGGTCCCACATATTTTACATTGCCTTCTGCTGCGCCATTTAGCAACCAGTCCACAGAAACGCCAAGCACAGTGGCCAGCTCAGGCAAATAACGAGGCCTCTTAGTCTTCCCGTTCTCGAGCTGCTCTATGGCCTGCTGAGATGTACCGATCTTTTCTGCAAGCTCAGTCTGCGTTAGGCCTAAAGCCTCACGCTTTGATTTAACCCTTACGGCAATGCTCATTATTCACCTCATTTAAACCCTCCAAATATTCACAAGAAAACCTGTAATTGACAAACAAGATAGTTTGTTTAAAATACAAGAAAGTTTGTGGAAGGAGGCGATATGAAAACTCTGTCTGAGCGCCTCAAGAAAAAACGCCTGGAAAAAAACATGACGCAGACTGAGCTGGCCAACAAGGCAGGCGTAAAGCAACAGTCAATTCAGCTTATAGAAGCTGGAGTCACGCAAAGGCCACGTTTTTTATTTGAGATAGCGCAAGCACTGAACTGCGACCCGGTCTGGTTGCAGTACGGAAATAAAGGCGGGAAAGCCGCCTAAGCAGTACCCGCTCTTTACCAATCTGAACCGCCGACAACGCGGTAATTCATTCAAGTGGCAGGCCCCACGGTCTGCGCACGTATCTATCTAAACCACAAAGGAAGAATACCGAATGGAAAACGCAAGTTATAGCAAGCCGTCCCAGCGCGACATCGACCGCGCAGAGACAGACTTACTCATCAATCTCTCTACGGTCACACAGCGCGGCCTGGCAAAGATGGTGGGGTGTCATGAATCGAAGATAAGCCGAACAGACTGGCGCTTCATAGCATCAGTTCTGTGCGCCTTTGGGATGGATTCAGATATCAGTCCGATCAGTCGTGCATTCAGGCATGCACTGGAAGGAATTACCAAAGAAAAAGCCCCGATGAGCGGTAACTCATTCGAGGCTTAGCACACTGTGTTTCGCCAACAACAGTACAGGAGACATTCTAATGGTTAAGCAACGATTTATCCAGGACGAAGTACATAAAAATGTAGCTCGTGAAAGGTTTATCCGAACGTTTAGCCGGGAAGCTGCTGAGAAATTGAAAAAGGCATTTGAGCTTAGTAAACGCAAACTGGAGAAACCCGAATGAGCAACGATTTTTTTGGCATACCGAAATTAACCGGTTCAAATTCTATCGGAGATCATTATAGAGAAACGGGTTGGATCTACGTTCTCTCAAATCCTTCTCTGCATGGAATGCTGAAGATAGGAATGACAACCATAAGTCCAGAAGCCAGAGCGCGTGAATTATCAAGATCCACCTCCATACCGACGCCTTTTATTATCGAGGCGTCTTTTTTCTCGAAAAATCCAGCATTGGATGAAAAAGACATACACGAACTCCTGCATGAGAAACGAGTAAATGACCGCAGAGAATTTTTTCATTGCTCTGTTGAGGACGCACTATCTGTAATACAGGAGGAATTGGGATTAACCAGTACTACTGAGGCAATGGATAGCCTGCCGATAAATTACCACGTTGCATCTATGGATCCCGCCTTAAAGATAGATGCTGAAGAAATTCTGGACGAGTTAAACATATCTCATTTCGGAGAGGCTAGTTCATGCCTTTTAGCTCTTGCGAAGCTCGGCGCAGAACTGGTGAGGGATAAAAATAGAAATCATCTTCAATCACTGCTGATAAAGGGTGGAGAACTCCATTGCCTTGAGTGCAGAAACGACGCATAAGGTAATAATCATGAGCATGAATTTGATGGCGAAAGCCATGAGTATTAAAGTTGGCAACCCTCTCAGAAAATTAGTTCTCATAAAGCTAGCAGACAACGCCAACGATGATGGAGAATGCTGGCCGTCTTATCAGCATATTGCTGACCACTGCGAATGCAGTAAGAGCGCCGTAAAAGAGCATATATCAGCGTTAATAAAACTCGGCCTAATGACTAAGGAAAACCGGGTTGGGGTTAACAACGGAAAAGGAAATACATCCAACGTTTATCGCCTGCATTTAACAGGTACCCCTGTGCCGTCAGAAAGCACACCCCCTGTGCCGCCAAAAAGCACAGGTGAGTCGCCAAAAAGCACCCCTGTGCCGTCAGAAAGCACACCCCCTGTGCCGCCTGCTGGCACCAGAACCAGTAACTCTTTTGAACCAGTCATAGAACCTTTGGATAGCAAGAAAAAATCCTCTTCGATGCCGGAAGGGTTTTTACCTTCAGCCTCACATCAGAGGATGGCGGAAGAATACGGGATATCCTTGCAGGAAGAATTTGAAAAATTCACCGACCACCACCTTAGCAAGGGAAGCAAATTCATTGACTGGAATCGCGCTCTGAATACCTGGCTAAGAAATGCCAGGGGATTCCAAAAATCGCGACCTTCTAACCAATATTCAAAATCACCATCATCATCCCCGATCACCGTATCGAAAACCGGTTACGTCTTCTTCGACAGGTGAGCCATGAAATCCAGAATCAAAGCGTTAATCATCGCTGGCTATAACCATGGCTGGCTAAGTCCTGCATTCGTTGAATTCTGGTTTAGCCGTCTGGATCTGAGGTCAGCTTAATGACACCAAGCGAACTAAGTGACCTGCTGTGGTCGCAGGTTGACAGGGTAGCGCCGCACCTGTTGCCGAACGGCAAGAAAGACGGGCATGAGTGGGTGGCGGGCAATGTCCACGGCGACAAAGGCTCCAGCCTGAAAGTAAACCTCAACGGCAAAAAGAAATGGGCTGACTTCGCTGAAGGCGATGGCGGTGACATGCTTGACCTGTGGATGGCGTGTCGTGGTATCAGCCTCCATCAGGCGATGCAGGAGGCCAAAGCGTTTCTCGGCATCCGCGATGACGACCACCATTTCGACGCAAAGCGCGAAAAGAAATTCTCCCGTCCTGACCGAAAGAAAGTCGCCCGATACTGCAACAAAACAGAGCATCACATCGATTACCTCAAATCACGTGGCATCTCTCCGGAAACGGCGAAAGCGTTTGAAGTCGTCAGCGGCAAGGTGTGGAACGGCGAGAGGGAGCTGGACGCTCTGGTATTCCCGTACAAGCGCGATGGCGAGCTGATTCAGGTCAAACGCATCAGCACCGAGCGACCGAATGGCAAGAAGGTCATCATGGCCGAAGGAGACTGCGAGCCTTGTCTGTTTGGCTGGCAGGCTCTGGACAGCAAAGTGCGGTCGGTTGTTCTGTGCGAAGGTGAAATCGACTGCATGAGCTACTCACAGTACGGCATCAACGCACTGTCAGTGCCGTTCGGTGGCGGCAAGGGGGCGAAGCAGCAATGGATTGAGTTCGAGTTTCACAATCTCGACCGCTTCGAAGAAATCTGGATATCAATGGACAACGACGAAGTAGGGCAGGAAGCCGCCAGAGAGATAGCCAGCCGCCTCGGCGAGCATCGCTGCCGGATGGTCAAGCTACCACGCAAAGACATCAACGAGTGTCTGATGGACGGCATCTCCGAAGATGAAATCTGGCAGTGTCTTGGCGGTGCCGCATTTTTCGACCCGGAAGAGCTCTACAGCGCGCGCGAGTTTTACCAGGACACCATCAACGCCTTCTACGGCAAGCAGCAGTACCTGTTTAACCCGCCATGGGAATCTCTGGCCTATAACTTCCAGTTTCGTGAAGCCGAATTGACGCTGGTCAACGGTGTTAACGGTCATGGGAAAACGGAAGTCGTCGGTCATATGGCGCTGGAAGCCATGAGGCAGGGCGTCAAGACATGCGTGGCTTCGCTGGAGCTTAAGCCCGGAATACTGCTTAAGCGTCTTACCCGCCAGGCCACATGCTGCAAGATGCCTCCGGTTCTGGAGATTGAGTCGGCATTCAACTTCTACGATGACCGGTTATGGTTATTCGGCCTGACTGGAACGGCGAAAGCTGAACGCCTGATTGAGATATTCACCTATGCCCGCCGCCGATATGGAATCCGGCTTTTCATCATCGACAGCCTCATGAAGTGCGGCATCGGCGATGACGATTACAACGGACAGAAGGCGTTTGTCGATGCACTGTGTGACTTCAAGAACAAAACCAACTCTCACATCATCCTCGTTACTCACTCCCGCAAAGGAGACAGCGAGGAAAAGCCCACCGGCAAAATGGATGTGAAAGGCTCTGGTGCCATCACCGACCTCACGGACAACCTGTTCATCATCTGGCGCAACAAAGGCCGGGAGAGAGCATTACAGCGCATCCAGGCAGGTGAGCAACTCAACGATAAAGACCAGCAGCTGTTAGCCGGTCCGGCATCTGTTTTGATGCTCGAAAAGCAGCGAAACGGAGAAGGCTGGGAGGGCGGCGTTCCACTGTTTCTCGATGACCAGTCTCACCAGTTTCTGCAGGTTGAAGGTGCATCCCCATACAACTACGTCGCTAACATGCCTAAGTCTGAATATGACGAGGTGTGGCAGCAGGCAAATGTTTCTCAAATCTAGCATCACAAGGATTAACCATGAACACTATTAGCAATGAGCGTTTAGAAGAAATGCGCGATTACGACACCTGCGTAAGGCTCGATGAGTCGGCAGCAATGGCCCGCGAGCTTCTGGCGCTGCGCAAAGAGCGGGAGCGGGCGGAGCCTGTTGCCTGGTTGGTTTGCGGCAGCAAAACCTTCAAAGACAGAACGGCATCCACACGAGAAGTAGCAGAGCAGGCCGTAAAAGACCGGAAGGATGGCTCTTGCATTAAGCCGCTCTACACCGCACCGACCGCGCAAGAATATCCAGAAACGCTTCCATGCCCTGTGATTCTTGAGCCCAATTTCCGCTTAGGTAAAGGCGTGCGCACAGCAACTATGCTAAGGGCTTTGCAGACGCGTGCCGAGCATCAAGCCGAACTGGACGCCATGACGCCCGAGCAGCGAGCAGAATATGAAGCCAGGATGGATGAGTTTAAAGCGATGCTTCCGTCACCGTCGAAGGACTCCATGAGTGTAGATGCACAGCAGGCCGAAACCGACACCACCGCGAAGCAGTTCGAATCGCTGGCAGGCAAGGCTGTTGTACCGGCGGGATGGAAACTGGTGCCGGTGGAGCCGACAAAAGAGATGATAGCAAAGATGCGTTATCACAATGGCGGCTATGACAAGCACATCAAGAATAGTTATGCCGCCATGCTAGCGGTAGCACCTGAGCCATGCAAATAACCCTCGACGACATTGACACCATCGCCAGATACATCGGCACCCCTCGCTTCATAGACATCGAAACACTCACCAAACGATATCTCTTTACCAGCCAGCTGATAATGCTTCAGGCAATCAGTAAGGCGAGGTATTGAGCGGAGACTCATCATGATAACCAAGTTGCAAATAATGACCTGGTTCGAAGTGAACCGGAAAGGCACCGTCAAGCAGCTCGTTGAGGAACTCGGCGGAAAGGGCGACCGTGTGGCCGCCATAGTCTGCGGTCTTGTGCGAGAGGGCGCATTGGTACGCTCTGCAAGCACCGGGCTGGGAACGCGCTGCCGCCTGTACGAGTTAAGCGAAGGTAAAACAAATCGCCAGCGTATCCACGAATACGTAACTGAGCATGGGCCAGTTTCTTCCCGGCAGGTATCCGAAGGCACCGGCATAGACATGGGCGCAGTGCAGCGCATTCTCCGAGATGAGCACGATGCAGGACGTCTTGAGCGATACAACTCAGAGAAATGCAGCGAGCACCAGGGTTCATTCCTGTATGTCGCAGCGCATGAGCTGTGTCAGTTCGGATGTTCAAACCCCATGACGGCGTTCATCAATCAGCAGCTGCGCGCTGTTCGGCAGGATATGCGGGTATGAGCATCATAATGCTGGTCTTCATCGGTCTGTGTTTCATGTTCGCGGCCGTCGTTAAGCAGGACGGCCTGATGTTCACTGACGCACTGATTCTGCTGTGCAGTGCGTTCGTATTGGCTAAAGAGGAGAAGCGCCGTGGATAAGAGTAGAGAGCAGTTTGAGTATGAAGCAGGCAAGGCGCTATGCCTGCCAACTTCCATCATCGAATTAGCCAGAAAAGGTGATGGATACGACCATGCATTTGACAGCATGAACATCATGCAACCACTGAACGGATGGTGGGTTTGGTGGAAGAAGAGTCGCGCAGCGGTGGAGATTGAGCTGCCAAAACCAGCATATCAACGTTATGAAATTCAGGCTATTGCCAACCACACAATACACAAATGCAAAAGGTCAATTATCTCAGCCGGCCTCAAGGTTAAGGGGGAGTGATGAGAATCTGGACTCCCATCAATGGCGCACAAAATATGCCCGCAGGGAAATGGCTGGTTCAGCTTTCCGATGGTGAATTTTCGGTGGCAAAAATTCACGAAGAAGTCCAGGTAGTGGGAGGGCATTTCCATTTTGATGCGCCGCCTGTAGTGGCTTACATGCCGCTTCCAGTACCGTATGCAGGAGTGAAAAATGAGGAAACAAACGTTTGAAATCCGCACCCAGCTAGTCCAGCAAAACGCCATCCGCACAATCCAGCAGCTTTACCCCGACCCCGAAAGACCTCTCATCGTGACCATTCAGGAAAAGACGCGCTCAGTAGAGCAGAACAAACGTCTTTGGGCCACGTTGCGCGATGTGTCTGAGCAGGTCGTCTGGCATGGCATGAAGCTGGATAGCGAAGACTGGAAACACATCTTCACGGCGGCGCTTAAAGGCCAACGCTCAGCGCCGGGGATTAAAGGCGGTTTTGTCGTGCTCGGCCAGTCGACCTCAAAGATGCGCGTTAGCGAATTCAGCGAGCTTCTGGAGCTGATTCACGCATTCGGTGCAGAGAGAGGCGTCAGGTGGAGCGAGGACGCTCAGGAAGCTATTGAGTGGGCCAAACGGACAGGTCGGAGGCCGAGATGCGAAAACGGAAAAGCAGCCTAGTCGCTGTAATGGAAAACTGCATATTCATCGTCAGACCCCGCCGCAAGAAGAAACCTGAATTACCTCCCTCACAAATCCCAACGTACGAGTATACCGCCCACCTTTCTGATGTCCGGTGGCTGCGTCAACGAGCCAGGAGGAAATATGCTTAATCCCATCCAAACCCAGGCATACGAGCAGCAGAGTATAGCCAGAGCTCTCTGCGCAGGATGCAGCAAGCAACTGGAGCCGGATGAAACCTACGCATGCGGAGAGTGCATCAACGAATGGCTGGTATATCGAGACCCGAACGGAGATATCGCAAATGACGATATTCAGGAGCAATAAATGGCTTCAGGCAGTCAGGGAGTTAGATTACTGCGTTCTGTGTGGCCGGTATGGAGTTCAGGCCGCGCACAGAAACGAAGGGAAGGGAATAGGCCTTAAGGTCGACGACAGCTTAACAGCGGCGCTTTGTCCGCCATGTCATGAGCGAATCGACAACGGCAAAGACTTAAGCCGGGAAGAAAGGCGCTCTGAAATGAACCGCGCTATCGTCCTTACGCTGCAAAAGCTAACGCGAGAAGGGAGGGTGACGGTGCGATGAATCAATACCGAATAGTCCTGCCCTGGCCGCCGTCAGTAAACAAGTACTGGCGACACTCAAGAGGAATTCACTACATCAGCGATTGGGGTAAGCGATACCGACGAGAAGTAATCGAAATAATTCAGCAGCACAAGTTAGACATAAAAATCCAACCCCGCATCAGAATCACCATCCACGCAGCACCTCCCGATAACCGCAAACGCGATTTGGACAATCTACCCAAAGCCGTTTTTGACGCACTCACCAGTGCGGGCTTCTGGCTGGATGACGGTCAGGTAGACGATATGCGCATCAAGCGCTGTCAGGCGGTTAAAGGCGGAATGCTCGTTTTGGTGGTGACAGAGCTGGGCGGGAAGTTACCCGACATAGCCGAGTTAATGGAGGCAGCATGAGGAAATACCTATATGGCCCCGGAGGGCCGATAACCGATTCAGAATTCACGATTGTTAAGGTTTCTCGTAAACAGGCGTTATCAGCAGCCAGAAAAATGGCAAAAGATACCGTTAATAAGGGGCTAAGTAGATTTGCAGAAGGGCACGTATTTGAGGCTGAAAATTATTATCGAATCAACGTTTGCGTGTCGACGCCAAGGAAATCCGCATGAGCGAAATAAGCAGAGAGGTTTGCGAAGAGTATCTCGATGCGTTAGTGACGATCGAGTTATCCGCAAAGCTGGCGCAGAAAGACGGACGCAAGATTAACGGTGCTATCCGAGCAACGGTGAGTGCATTGCTGCCGCGACTTAGCGACCGGAAGGTGCGCGGAATATTCACCGGCCTCGCGCGCCAGCCATTCCCGGACGGCGCGCTCAAGATGTTAAGGCGACAACTCGATTCAATGGTAGGGGAGCCAGTATGAATGCAGGAAACCTAATCGCCTTTCTTATTTGGCTCTCATTTCTGGTGTGGATTCACTGCGAGCTATTGAAGGCAAGACGTTCAAGAAAATCATCAAGCGCCATTTGCAGTGGTGTGAGCCTCTATCGCAAATACAGGGCAATCAAGCGCCTTTTTGGAGGGAGAAAGTGACCACAGTTACACATATCTCATCAGCTCAGCAGCGCCAGAAGGACCGCGAGATGCTTGAGGCAATCGAGTGGCAGCTTAACAACGTTCATGAAACGGAGAAGCGCCTGATGGAAATGCGTAGGGAGCTGGTAAACCGGCTTGGCATCAACAAACCAGAGGGAGGCGATGCAGCATGATCAACGAGTGGAGGCATACAAAGCACATTCTTCCGCCAGAAGGAATTTTGGTTGACACCATCAGTCAGGGAGGAATGGAGCAAAAGCTTAAACGGCAGGGAAATCTCTGGTTTGTTAAAAGTGGCGATATGTACGTTTATTACACGCCGGAGAAATGGCGCTACATCGTGGGGGCGAGATGAGACACACACCGATATACGGCATGGTTAACTTCATCGACGATGCGCACTTCCGCCGCGTATGGAAGCATCCGAAGAAAACCATCAACTCCCGCCAGAAAGCATGGGTGCATTACATGCTTCAGGTATGGGGCAAAGTTAATGCAGGTGACGATTCGCCAGCCGGGGCTATCAACGTTATCGGGCGTCTAATGATTCGCAGCCAGTGGAGCGATGATAAGGCTAAGCAGATAGAAAGCGTTGTCATGCGGCTATACGAGGAAGAAGGCTTGCGGGGCGATGCTCTGTATCAGAAAGCTCGCGAACTGGTCATCCCGCAATCTTCATTCAGCAACATCATCGCTCTCGCCAAAGAATCAGATGATGCTGCTTTTGTTGAGCGCGTAATGGTTAAAACCTTTCACCGTGAAAGCCCCGTCCGCGATGTAGCTATTAAGCGATATTGCAACCGCAATTGCACGCAAGATATCGCCAGGCTGATGAGCCATGCCACCGGAATGGATGTGCAGTCATGTCGGCGTCGTGTTGTCTGGTGCGAGAACGTGCTCGATTCGGAAATATTTTTCGCAATGAAGCGTGAAATTGAGAATGAATTTCCTCAATTGGCGGCTTAACTAATAAATATTTTCCTAAATCATTGCAATCGCGAAATCGAAGTAGTACATTTTGTGTATGCTCGGAGCAAAAGCGAACTGAGCAGCCAAACAAAAGAAAAAAGCCCTGAGTTAATAGCTCGGGGCTTTTTTATTGGATCAACCCAACCAACAGGTGTTCATATGAAAAGATGCAACGCTACTCAGGGTTTCGATAACCCGAATAAATTCCGTGAAGAGTGGGATCGTCAAACCAAAGAAGCATGAGACGAAACCGGCAAGGGCATTGATGGAACAGGCAGTGTAACCCTCTCAGTGCTCTTTCCAGTTTTCGTCACGTTAGCGACTTTGCGGGCTTTTTAGAAACTGACCACAAAGATAAATGCAAACGATGAGCAATTCCTGGCAGTAGCCTAACGGCCAAACACCAGTGAGGTCTTCCGACTCCTCATCAAAGAATTCGGCGCACTGGCCCGGTGTGATTAATAATGGGCGCACAACAGGTAAGCTGCTTGACGATTGAACCGCTACGCGGGTCGTTCGTGTTGTGAAACAGGCAGCTTTCCGTTGTGGTGTATTGCCATTGCTACTGGCTTTAAGACTCCCCTTTAAGAGGCCGTCACTTCTGGCAAAACGGCGAGCAGACGGAAGTGTAGGTGGCGAGATAACCTCGCGCTAATTCGTGCGAAAATTCGGTGAAAATCCGCAAAGGCTTAGCAACCTTCACCACAACCAGACCACTCCAAATATTTAAGGCTCGCTTCGGCGGGCCTTTTTCGTATTAGGCCACAGGCAATCAATCACAGATGAACCCTCACATCCTTTGCCTCGCTGGCCTTTCCTAACTACACCACAGCACTTCCATTATCGGAGGTGTGAGAAATGCTACGTATGAATACCAACAACGGATTCTGGTCGTATTTCTGGTCAGGTCTAACGGGATTCTTCGCCATGTTGACTCTTCAGGATGTTCTGTTTGCCCTGGGATTTGTCATAACGGCGACATTCACCTGGCTGACATATCGTTCAAACGACCGAAAGAACAAAGCAGCGATTGAGGAAGACCGGAAGCGAACTGAAATCCTCAAAGCTGCATATGCCCGTGGTGATGTAACGAACATTTCCGAGGGTGCCAAAATCGTCAAAGACATTGACCAGGAACTATCACCATAGGTGAGACAATGCAGATACCAGCGAAACTACGTACTGCACTGGTTGCAGCTGCGGCGGGCGGGGCGTCATTTATCGCTGGCGTCCTGATACAGGACCAGGAAGGCGTTAAATACAAGCCTTACCTCGACCCTGTCGGCATTCCTACTGTGTGTGCAGGAATTACCGGCCCTGATGTGAAGATGGGCAAGGTCTACACAAAGCAGGAATGCGATGACCTTCTGAATAAGCACATGCAACCGGTTATCAAAGCCGTGGATGCATCAGTCAAGGTTCCGCTGTCCACTTACCAGCGTGCCGCGCTCTACTCATTCACCTACAACGTAGGGGTAAGCGCTTTCCGCTCATCAACGATGCTTAAAAAGCTCAACAACGGCGACAGAAAAGGAGCCTGCGACGAGTTGCGTAAATGGACATGGGCAGGCGGTAAGCAGTGGAAGGGATTGCAAACTCGCAGGGAGATAGAGCGGGGACTTTGCAGGGCGGATAAAGCTAATGACCTTTAACTGGAAGCTCATCCTCTTCGCCGTAATGACTCTGCTACTGGCAATCGCCATTGTCCTCGCCAGTTATTACCGGTCAGCGCTCACAGAATCACAGGCATCTTTAACCAAAGTTAATCGTGAATTAAATCTGGCTAAAGATACTATCAAAGACATGCAGACTCGCCAGCGCGATGTCGCAGCGCTCGACGCCAAGTACACACAGGAGCTTGCAGATGCTCAGAGCACTATCAATCAGCTTGAGCGCGATGTTGCTACTGGCAAGCGTCGGCTGCAGCTCAACGCAACCTGCACCGCGAACGGATCGACCGGCGCCGGCAGCATGGGCGATGCTTCCACCGCCCGACTTACTGACGCCGCTGAACGGGATTATTTCACCCTCAGAGAGCGAATCGAAACAGTGACCAAACAGGTTAACTATCTGCAGGACTACATCCGGCAGCAGTGCCTTAAATAAATTGTGTAACCCCGTAAGGATGGTGATCGCAATCCGGCTGACGGGTAAGCCGTAAGTGGGTGAGCCATTCCGTGAGGAATCGCGAAGCCTGCGACCATGACAACCCGCACGAAGATTCACCATCAGCAACAAAGCAATATCGGCCTCGCTAATGCGGGGCTTTTTTATGCGCTTCGCACGCGCAAACATCAATCCCTAAGCCTACAGACAAGCAAGCCTGAGATTATCCGTAAATGGTGCGTCTTAGGGGACGGCTTAATCTGTGCGACAGGCTTGTTTCTCTATAGGAGCACCAACCTATGCAATATCCAGTAAATGACCATCCGTTAGTAATGACCAGCATTGAAATCGCTGAGTTGGTAGAAAAGCGGCACGATAACGTTAAGCGCACGATAGAAAGCCTTATAGAGCGGGGCACGATTGCTTCTCCTCAAATTGAGGAAAAGCCCACGGCAGGCCGCCCCGTGAGTGTTTATGTGTTTGAAGGTGAGCAGGGTAAGCGCGACAGTATTATTGTCGTTGCTCAGCTTTCGCCTGAATTTACCGCCCGCCTGGTTGATCGCTGGCAGGAGCTTGAGGCCCAACTTAGCCAGCCCGTGAGAATACCGCAGAGCCTGCCGGAAGCGTTGCGCCTGGCTGCAGACCTCGCAGAGCAGAATGCCCAACTGGAAAGCAAGCTCGCTATTGCCGCGCCTAAAGTCGAATTCGTTGATCACTATGTCGAGGCAACCGGAGCTATGGGATTCCGTGAGGCAGCGAAACTGCTGAAGGTGAAAGAAACGGACTTCCGGTTGTTCCTGATTGAGCAGGGCATCATGTATCGCCTGGCTGGTAAGTTGACACCCTATGCTCAGCATCTCGATGCCGGTCGCTTCACCATGAAAACCGGAGAGAACCAGAACAACGGCCATGCATTCACTCAGGCCAAGTTCACTCCGCGTGGCATTCAATGGGTAGCCGCATTGCTGGCAGGTCACAATCTTAATGACCAGGCAGCCTAAGAAGAGGTGAGAGCCTCTTTCACAACGGCTTTCATCACAAGGCGCATTTACGAGTGCGCCTGATGATGAATTCAATATGTAACATGGACAACGATTTAGTATCATTCAGAGAAAATTGTGAAAAGGATTCTAAATCGTGAAAAAGGTCATTCTCGTTGCGGTAGTACTGTTATCAGCTTGCGCCTCTTCCAGCAAAACATACGGCCCCGATGGTCGAGTAGCTTATTCACTCACTTGCTCTGGTATAGCTCGTGACTGGGGCATGTGCCTGTCGAAAGCAGGGGAGATTTGCGGCGCGCAGGGATATGACGTTATAAGCGTTAATGGAGATTCCGGCGCTGTGATTACTGCCAACCCCCAAAGTGCATTTGGTGGAACCACTATAAGTAGAAACATGCTTATCTCGTGCAAATGACTAGGCCGCCTCCGGGCGGTTTTTTATTGGAGTTAGAATGACGGACACCTACCGCATCACCGTCAAAACCAAAACAGGCGAAACGCATGAAGGTCTGATGAAGCGATCTCAGCCAGAGATTATTAACGGATTCATCGGAATCGCACGCGAAGACGGCTCATGGGTATACCTGGCACCTGATAATGTGCAGGAGATGGAATACGTACCTGAGCCTGAAGCCGAAGAACAAACATCGTAAGGAATGACTATGGCGACCGAATCAAAAACTGGCCGCCCTTCTGATTATCTACCAGAGGTGGCTGCTGACATCTGCTCACTGCTTGCCGATGGTGAGAGTCTGCGCAAGGTATGTGATCGTCCAGGCATGCCGAATAAGTCGACTGTCTTCCGCTGGCTTGCTCAGCATGAAGAGTTTCGCGACCAATACGCGAAAGCCACGGAGACGCGCGCCGACGCTATTTTCGAAGAGATGTTCGATATTGCCGACACAGTAGCTGAAGAGGCTGCCGCAGTAGGTAAAGCACGACTTCGAATTGATACCCGCAAATGGGCGCTCGCCCGAATGAACCCTAAGAAGTATGGCGACAAGGTCAGTCAGGAGATCGACCACAGGTCGTCCGATGGCAGCATGACTCCTCAGCCAACGACCATTCAACTAGTACCGGTAGAGCCAACACATGAGCCAGACAGTACAGCTACCGATACCGGCGAAACTGGCACCACTGTTCATAGCGCCGAATAAGCGTTATCGCTGTTCACATGGCGGTCGCGGTAGTGCAAAGACACGAACATTTGCACTAATGACAGCCGTTAAGGCTTATCAGGCTGCCAATAATGGCGAATCAGGCGTCATTCTTTGCGCCCGTGAGTTTATGAACTCGCTGGAAGAGTCGAGCATGGAAGAGGTGAAGCAGGCCATCCGTGCCGTTCCATGGCTTGCTGCTAACTTCGATATCGGTGAGAAGTACATACGCACGCTGGATAAGCGAGTGAGTTATGTGTTCTGCGGCCTGCGCCATAACCTCGACAGCATTAAGTCGAAAGCGCGCATTCTTCTGTGCTGGGTGGACGAAGCCGAGACAGTAAGCGAGGTAGCATGGCAGAAGCTTGACCCAACCGTACGCGAGGATGGCTCGGAAATATGGGTTACATGGAACCCCGAGCGCGATGGCAGCGCGACGGACAGACGCTACAGGAAAGATCCGGGCGACGACTGCATCACCGTCGAAATGAACTATATGGACAATCCCTGGTTCCCGCCGGTTCTGGAAGGCGTCCGCAGGAAAGACCAGAAGCGCCTCGACCCGGCGACCTACGCTTGGGTATGGGAAGGCGCTTATCTCGAAAACTCCGATAAGCAGGTGCTGGCTGGCAAATACCGAATAGCCGAATTCTCTGATGAACTGTGGAAAGAGGCAGAGCGCTTGTTCTTCGGTGCCGACTTCGGATTTGCTAAAGACCCGAACACGCTGGTTCGCTCCTTCATCCTGCACAACCGGCTGTACATCGAGTACGAGGCTTACGGGCAGCAAACTGAACTTGACCACATGCCGGCGCTTTACGACACCGTTCCGGGTGCGCGTGAGTGGCCGATTAAGGCTGACTCAGCACGACCTGAGACAATAAGTTACCTCAAACGCCAAGGATTCAATATCTCCGCCGCTGATAAGTGGCAAGGCAGCGTAGAAGACGGCATAGCTCATCTGCGAGGCTTTGACGAAATCATTATCCATCCACGATGCAAAAACGTCGCTCGTGAGGCTCGTATGTGGTCGTACAAGACCGACCGCATTACCGGTGAAGTGCTGCCTAAACTCGCTGATGGTGACGAGCATACATGGGATGCGATCCGCTACAGCCTTGACGGTCATATCAAGCGCAAATCTAAAGGCGCAATCTTCTTCTAAGGAGCTCATCAGTGAGTGAACAACAAGGCGAGGTTTCATTCCTCGTGAACGCCCTTGCTGATGCGATAGGGCGGCAACGACTGTCGTACGCCTACGGACAGAACGGCAACACCAAGCGCACCAAGCTTTGGGATGAATTTGGCTATCCGAGCGAGGTAGGTTTCGACCAGTACTATCGGGCTTATGAGCGTAATGCTGTGGCTCATGCCGCTGTGCATAAGCTCCTGGAATCCTGCTGGGTGGACAATCCGACCATCATTGATGGTGAAGAGAAGGATGAAGCTGACGAAACCACTGAATGGGAGCGCACTGTTGAAAAGCTTCTCAAGCGCCATTGGGCGAAGCTGAAAGACGCAGACCGCCGTAACCTTGTAGGGCGCTATTCGGCGCTGTTGATTCAGGTTAAGGATGGCCGAGAATGGAAAGAGCCAATCAATGATGCCTACATCAGGTCACTCGGCACCGAACGCCTGAAAGCAGTGGTTAAGCTTATCCCTGCGTGGGAAGCGCAGATTAAACCAGGCAATTTCGACACAGATACAATGTCGGAAACCTACGGCCAGCCTGTGATGTACAGCTTCAACGAGCAGCCAGTAGGCGATGACGGAACTTATGGTCCGGTGCGCAGTGTTCAGGTTCACCCGAGCCGCGTCATCATCCTGTGTGAAGGTGCAGAAGACGAGAATATGCTCTCCGGCATTCCGCTGTTGCGCGCCGGGTACAACAAGCTTCTCGACATCGAGAAAACGTCCGGGGGTAGCGCTGAGGGATTCCTGAAGAATGCCAGTCGTCAGCTTGGGATTGCGTTCGACAAAGACACAGACATGGCCTCGCTTAAGCAGGCCGCTGTCGATGCTGGATTCAAAGACCTCGGCGAAGCGCTCAATGACAAGATAGCCAGGATGAACCGTGGCACCGATGCGGCTCTTGTGATGCAGGCTGGCGCGCCGTCGGTGCTGTCAGTCGCAGCAGCCGACCCGACCCCAACATGGACTGTTGCAGCTAACGAGTTCTCCGCAACGATTCAGTGTCCATTCACTATTCTCTTTGGTCAGCAGACTGGGCGCCTGGCTTCAGATGAGGATAAGACGGACTGGGCTAAGCGCTGCAATGGTCGCCGCTGGGGCTTCATGTCTGACTTCATTACACGCGTCATTGAGCGCTTCTGGCAGATTGGCGTCATCGACCCGCCGGCATCTGGCGAGGTCACGCTCGCATGGTCTGATTTACTCGCGCCGAGTGAAAAAGAGAAGATCGCAAATATGCAGGCGCTGGCCGCCGTTGCCAAAGACACTCAGGCTGCGTTCGGCACTCCGGTGATAACGGAGAATGAAATCCGTGCTGTCGGTGAGCTTGAGCCAATCAGTGAACCAGAAGAGCCTGCCGGAGCCGCAACGACAGACCCGCTGACAGGTGACCCAATTGAACAACCGACAACGACCGGGCAGCCCGATAATTCCGCGCAATAAAGCCGACCCCACGCAGTCCTACCGACCGGTTAACCGTATGTTCCGGGATATCGAGAACCGCTATTACCAGATAAAACTGGCGCTGAAGCAGTTGCTCGATGCGTATCTGGTCGGCAGGGAGCGCAGTGGCAATTCTCTGTACGGTTATATTCTGGCGAGGGAAGGCAGTAAGCCGGACACGCTCTACCAGGTGAATGCGGGCGCGTTCATCTATGACATGTCGCCACAGCAACTTTCTGACCTGCTACTACGCATAGAAACGATTCTGGACGATTATCTTCTCGAAGGTGGCAGCAACAACCTTTGGGCGCTCCAGTACGTTTCTGATGAGTATCAGCGCGGCACATTGCAGGCATTCACGAATCTGTCAGCGCAGTCGGCTATCTATGAGCAGTCCACAACGCTCCAGCAACTACTCAGTAGCCCGGCGTATCAAAATCAGGTGGCAGCGGCTTATATCTCCACTTACAGCGAATGGCGTGGAATCACTGATGCTGCCCGTGCTGACCTGTCGAACATCGTAGCTGACGCGATAGGTCGTGGCGTTAACCCGCGCGAAACAGCCAGCCTGATTAGCAAGCGCCTCGATGTGTCGATGAGCCGAGCCAAAACGATAGCGCAGACGGAGCAGGTGAGCGCGTTACGGCAGGCTCAATGGTCGGAGGCGGAATGGTCGAAGGAGCGGCTGGGGCTTAATACTGCGCTGTTGTGGTTATCGGCCCTGAAGCTGACGACGCGCCCCTGGCACGCAGCGCGACACGGCAAGACGTTCACCACGGAAGAGGTGGAAGCTTTCTACGGGCAGAATGGCAACCGTTATAACTGTTACTGCTCGCAGATTCCGTGCCTGCTTGATGATGAAGGCAACCTGTTCAACCAAGGCCTTGCTGAAAAGCTCGATGAAGAGCGTAAACGCTGGGTTAAATAACGAGGTTAACGTGAAAATACCCAAGAAATGGGAGTTCTCCGGACAGAAAAGACACCTCGTTTCTGAGTTGACTGATAGAAATACAGAGATTGTCGTTTTCAAGTATTGGCTCAAGCATAAACAGCGATGGCTTTATGCAGCAGAGGAAAGATGGATCATTGAGCAGCAGATAAAATCGGAGTAGCTAAATTAACCAACAGGTCGCCACGGCGGCCTTTTTTATTGCCTGAAATCCAACAATGAGGCCCATATGAGCGGCGTTTACTTCGAATCAAAGCGAGTCGGTGATATCTCATGCACTCATGTCAAGGTAGATGGCGTGGAAGCCACTATGAAGCAGGTCGGTGAGTGCAAATCTATCGAGTCAAAAGGCCGCGGCAATGTCCGACAGGTCAAGACTATTGCCCGAGCATTACACAAAATCATCCAATGAGGACGCAACGTGAAGCTATCCAGCATCCACGTTAAATCCCTCGCCATCAACTCTTCAAACATCTCAACTGAAACCATCGACGGTGACGAACATATCGTCATTCGTGGCGTCGTGCCTGTCGTGGATGACGTTGTCATGAATGGCGGGTTGTATCCGGCTGAGGAGATTAACAAGAGCTTTAAAACGCTCGAAGGAAATCCCATGCCTTTCGGGCATCCGAAGATTGGCAACGAGCATGTCAGCGCCACTAACCCGCGAGCAGTTAACCAGTTTCACGTCGGCGCATGGGCTGAGAACGTCCGCAAAGACGGCGACCGCGTCGTTATGGACATGAAGGTCAACAAGCGTATCGCTCAGTCCAGCGAGAAGGGTAAGCGCCTTATCGAGCGGCTTGATGAGTTGCAGGCCAACTCAAACGCCGAGCCGATTCACGTATCTACCGGGCTCCTCCTGCGCCGCGAGCAGAACAGCGGCAAGTCGAAGGGCAAAAGCTACTCATGGGTCGCTCGCAATATGCAGTTCGACCACGTAGCCATTCTTCTCGATGAGCCTGGGGCCGCAACCCCTGAAGAAGGCGTCGGCATCTTCGTTAACGCAGATAACTCCCAGCAGGAAGTAAGCGTAGAAAACGCAGACCTCGCGCAGGCATCGAACTGCACCAGGGAAGGGCTGCTTAACAAGACCAAATTCTTCTTTACCAATGCATCCAATTTCTCATTCGACGATATCCAGCGGGCTATTAGCGACAAGCTCCGCGAAGGTCGTGACAACGATGATTGGGTATGGCCGGAAAGCGTATGGCCGGACTCCTTCGTTTATCGGGATGCAGATAAATATTTCAAACAGAAGTACCTCATCGACGATGACGGCAAGGCTCAATTCGTCGGCGAACCTGTAGAAGTCGTGCGCAAACCACCTGAGTACGAAATTAAAACCAACGGAGAAAGAGATCCGATGAAAGACATGATTATCAATGCGCTGAAAGCCGCTGGTAAGCCGACAGAAGGCAAATCAGAAGCTGAGCTGCTGGATGCGTTCAACCAGATGGCTGTCGAGAAAGCAGCTTCTAAAGGTGAGACGCCGGAAGAAAAGGCCGCTCGCGAGAAGAAAGAGGCTGAAGAAAAGGCAGCCAAAGAAAAAGCCACCAACAGCGAAGAAGCGCCGGCATGGTTCAAGCCGTTTGCCGACAAGCTGAACTCTATCGAATCCGGCATGACCGCTAACGCCGACCAGGAAAAAGCGACCAAGCGCGAAGCGGTGAAAGCTAAGTTCAAGCTCGACGACATGGCCGTCAACGCCCTCGACGGCGCAGCTCTGGATGGCCTGTATGCACAGTGCGCTACCACTCGCAGCCTGTCCGGTGCATTCAACCATTCCACCGATAAACCCTTCTCTGAGATGCCGGAGTAATAAAAATGGCTAAAGACGGAAAGCACGTAATCCACGCGGGTGGCGTATACCCGAACCCGCTTCTTAACCGTGAAGGTGGTGCGGCTGCATCAACTCTGCCGGGAACCGTGGGCTTCTTCAGCACTACTGACAAGTTCACCGCGTCGGTTGCCGGCGCTGAGAGCGCAATTCTGTACGTAGCAAACAAAGACTACCTGCGCTGTCTGAGCGTTGATGATGCTATCGGCGCCAACGAACTGGTGATCGGCATCCATCCCTTGCCGGGGATGTTCCTCAACGTGCGTGCTGCGGCAGGCACCTACACCAAAGGCCAGCCGGTTGCTGTCGCTAACGGTCGCGTTACCGCTGTAACAGCGGATGCCGCGGTTTTCGCTTATGTCGAAGAAGATAAAGCAGTCACTGCGGTGGCCGGCGATCTGATTCGCGTTGTGTTCAAGTAAGGAGCACTGAATGTTTGTATTCTCGAAGTCTATCGGCGAAAAGACCGGTAACGCAGAAATTAACCAGTGGCAGTTCAACAATCTGCAGAATGAGCGTAACTCCAGTGCGCAGGCTGTTGCTGATTTTCTGGCTCGCACGCGCTTCGGCGATAACGGTCATCTGGATGCGGTTAACGCCGTTGACGATATCCGTCGCCTGTATCGTGCTTTCGATACGACTGTGCTGCAGCAGTTCGAACCTAACACCGAGTTCACGCTGCTCAATGACCTGATGCCGCTTTCGCGCTCGGTTCGCATTGAACAGTCCCGCTACGACTACGCCCGTACTGGCGGACGAGGCTGGGCTCACACATCCATGTCAGGCCAGGTCGGCGCGGCGCTTGACGCACGCAGCTACACCTTTGACGGCACAATGGTTCCGATCCACGACTCCGGCTTTAAATTCGAATGGCGTGACCCGATTTTCAACAGCCCGTCCGCTCTCCAGTCGCAGGCCGATGCTCAGCGCGGATCTGTAGAAGACGTTCAGCGTCGTTACGTTGACTACATCTTCAACGGCTTCCGTGACAAGGCTGGTAACTTCGCAGTGTTCGATGGCCTGACCTGGAAAGGCCTGCGCGATGATGAGCGCGTGGCGCAGATCGACCTCGGCTCTTCCGGTCTGAACATCGACTTCACGTCATCCACCGGCACCGCCCAGCAGAACCGCGATGGCGCTATTGCGTTGCGTGACCAGATGCGCCGTATCAACAGCCAGTATGCAGAGCAGACCTGGTACGTTTCCGGTGACATCATCTCTAACTGGGAGCGATTCTTCTCCGATAACTACCAGTCAGGCACCATTCTTGACGAAATCAAGAAGCTGACAGGTATTCGCGATATCAAGGAAGACAGCCAGTTGACAGGGAATGAAATCGTCATTATCCCCCTGGGCGCTGGCGTTATCGCTCCTATCGTAGGCCAGGCTATCGGCACCGTTGCATCTCCGCGCCCGGAGTACAACAGCGACTACATCTGGCGTACCTGGGGTGCAATGGGGCTGATGGTCAAGCAGGACATCAACAACAAATACTCCGTCATTCACGCATCGAGCTAAGGATAAATCATGGCACTGGTAGAAATCGTGGCAAACAATCTGCACGCCGGTGCCGATCTCCGCAAACTGGAGGTCGGCTCTGTGGTCGATGTAGACGATGCAACCGCTGAGCGCTGGATTAAGGCTGGTAAAGCGAAGGAAACAGACAAGAAGAAAGGCGAAAAGCTCACCTTCGAAGTTGCTACACCTTCCGCACCGTCTGCAGATCTGGCTGGACTGCAAAAGAAACTGGCCGATGCGCTGGCACAGAACGAAAAGCTGACGGCTGAAGCTGAAGAGAAAGACAAAGCTCACGCCGACGAGCTGGCAGCAGCAAATAAGCGAGCTGATGACGCAGAAGCCGCGCTGGCAGCAGCAATCAAAAAGGATAAGTAATCATGGCAGTGCAGATAACAGCAGCGCAGGTTAAACAGCAGTTATCTGCGCTGGGTTACTCCATCCCTGACTTCATCATCGACGCATACCTCTGCAAGCTAAACAGTATCGAGCAGTGCCTGGAGGCGGCTGGCTACGACGAATGTGACGTCGTGCTGATTCAGGTTTATGCCGTCACGCTCATGGCCTTAACGGCATACACTCAGCGCATTAAATCGCAGTCAGCGCCTTCAGGGGCGTCGCGGTCGTTCGACTATACCGGCGATGTGCTGTCGATGCGTGATGCGCTCCTGTCTCTGGATAAGAGCGGATGCACGGCATCGCTGCCGATTGATGTGGGTAGCCGCGTCGGCTTCTTTGATGTCGTTGGAGGCTGCTGATGTGTGAGAAAGAGCAGAAGCCTAAAAATCCCGACGGGGAGCCGTGGGAGTATGAGGATTACCACCTATGAGCTCAGTAGCTAACTGGTCATACACCGCTACAGCGACCATCTGGCGCAAGCTGGAAGGGAAGGATGAATACGGCGACCCTTTAGGATACTCAGAACCAGAGCAAATTCTCTGCGACTACGAAGGCGGTCTGAGTAAGCGCATTGGCAGCCTCGGCTCAGAAATCGTCGTCAAGAACACAATCTGGACTGAGTTTGCACTTGCTGATGCCGGTGATTACATCCTGATTGGGGCTTCTGTTGAGGCTGACCCCGTTATAGCCGGCGCCGATGAGGTGCGGCAGGTTATCCGTTACGCCGACACGTTCGAGCGACTGGCGGATGACTTTGCAATCATCACGGGAGTGTAACTATGGCTGGAAAAGTGCGCGGAGTTACGTCTGCTCAAGCGCAGTTGGAAACAATCATTAAAGAGATTTCCGGCAAGAAAGCTGTGCGCGGCATCCAGTCAGCACTTTTAATACTCAGTGCTGCATCGGCCAAAGAGGTTCCGAGAGACACGTCATACCTGTTGAATAGCCAGTTCAGGCAAATCGACTTCAACGGCACAAGGATAACGGGCAAGGTGGGTTACTCGGCAAGCTACGCCGCCGCGGTTCATGATGCCCCTGGAAAATACCTAAACACGCAGACCGACCGCCCTGTAAGGAGTGGTGAGGCCGAAGGTTCTCGGGGTGTTATTTGGGGTCCTAATGGCAATCCAAAATTTCTTTACTACCCGGCTAAAGATAATGAAGAAGAGATGCTCGCAATCATCAGGAAGGAAATGAAGCTATGACACCTTCAATGTATGAGCGCGTTCGAAATTCATTTGCAGAGGCAGGTTTGACCGATGGTTTCTTAATTCAACTGTTGATGTATGACGACCCCGGTGACGTCACGAAGCCTGTCATGGTATTCAGACCCAATGGTGGTACCGCCTTGCGTAAAGATCTTGGTTCTGAGCACTACGTGCTTGTTGATATTGTGGGTGCCAAGGATAAACGTAAAGACACTATCAACGCTGTTCAGAAAGTAATGGACTACGTCCAACAAAACCCACTGGCAGACGACTGCCTCGGTTACATCGAGAATGTTGGAGGCATCCCCCCACCAGTCCTTACAGAAGAGGGGCGAATGTATTTCCGCCTGCAGTTCGCCTGCAACTTTGGCGATTAGCCATATTCAACCCAAACAACCCGCTCCGGCGGGTTTTTCATTTCTATCATTAAGGAGTTTGACATGGCTAATTGCCAGAACTCGAACGAGCGGCTGTTTGGTGGTGCTGTCGTGCTTGAAGTTGCCGACGGATGCCCTGACCAGGTTCCGCAGGAATCAGAATGGAAAGCGCTTGCAGCCGGCACCAGTAAAGGCTTCGATTTCAGCCCTAACACGGTGACTTCTGATGCCGATGATGGCGGCGGTTATGTGGAAAGCATCATCACCAACTCTGATTTCACAATCAGTTTTGAGGGTGAAGTCCGTAAGAAAGACCGTCTCGACCAGTACGGCATCGGTCGGTTCATAAAATACTTTTCCGGCGAACTTTCTGCGCGTCGCCAGCCTGGCATCTGGGTGCGTATGGAGTTCGGTCCGGTCACGTTCCGTGGCTACATGAACATCACGGCACTTAGCTCTGACGGCGGCACTAACGACATCGTGACATTCTCTACTGAGTTCAAGGTTGGGGATTCCACAACGATTTCTGTAGTGGACACTGATGAAGTGGTTCCGGCCACTGGCGTCACCGTTACTCCGGCAACAACTTCAATCGCAGTAGGCGCCACTCGTCAATTGACTGGTGCTGTACAGCCTGTTGATGCGACCGACAAAACCGGCACCTGGACAACTTCAGACAATACCAAAGCCACGGTTAGCTCTACCGGCCTTGTGACTGGTGTAGCTGCCGGCACGGCGACAATCACCTTCACCTCGACTGACGGCGGCTTTACTGCCACCTGCTCGGTAACCGTTACCTCTGCGTGACCATTACAAAGGGCGGTTACGGTCGCCCTTGATAATGATTATGGAGACAACATGACCCCGCTTAAAGAAATCGGCGAGTGCCTCATCAGCGTTAACGGTGAGGATTATTTCTTCCGGCCTTCATTTGTGAACATGTCACGCATTGGTGAGCCAGAGGAAATCGTGCAGGTGTTTTACGACCTGCACAACGATGAAGTAACCAGTCTGGTGAATCGAGCCGTTGAGGCTTACGGATACGTTCCGCAATGGTTAATCAGCCACATCAAGACTACCAGTTACGGCCGCAAGGCGTTTCTCGCTTCAGTGGTTGTTCTGAATGCCTGTTGTGACAAAGACGCTGGCCCGTTGACCGGAGTATTCCATCCATCGAAAGGCGACGGGAGAACATTTAAGATTCGCAAAGGCGCGCTGCCTGAATCCGACATGCTGCTGATTGCGCAGTCACTGATAACCCATGGTGTTATCGGTAAGGCGAAAGTGCGTAAGCTCCAGCGGCATGAAAGCGGAGAGACCAGCACAGAGTTCCGCGCTGTTGATTACATCGTGGCTGCGCAGGCACATTTCGGCATGACCGAACAGGAAGCGGGCAATCTGACGATGACTAAGTTTCAGATGCTGCTGGCAACGAAATACCCTGAGCAGAAAGGTTTTACTCGCGAAGAGTACGATCAGGTGGCCGAAGACTACTTAGCCAAAAAAGCTAAGCGTCTGGCGAATTCCATGTCGAATGCGCAATCCCCCGCAAGTTTACCTCCCGCTGGTTGATATGTGATCGCTTTTTGATAGGATTGCTTAACAAATCTTGGGAGGGACAATGAAAAAATATTTTTACGGATTAAGTTTTGCCTTCGGCATGATCGCATTTTCAGCCTGCGCTACAGATATATACCAATGCGGATACGCTCGGGCAGATGTAACAAATGGAGTAATGGAGCCAATGACAGCCTCCTTACCTTCCCGAGTTGAGGTTTCAGGGGATTCATTCAAGGCCTACCGTCCTGATGGTTCATTTATTTTTAGCCCGCCAGTTACAAAAAAACAGGGGCCGGCAATAGTCGCTGACGATGGAGCCAGTGTGTATGCTATTGCTAATGACCGCTCTAGCTTTGCTGTATCCGATAGAATAAAAAAATACACAGAGCAATGGGCAGATTGTCATCAAATGACTGCGGAAAATAAAGAAAATGATGGCATCAAAGGAAACCTTAACCCCAAGTACAGGCCATTGTCTCCAAACGAGAAGAAGGCTATAGAGGAGGCCATTTCAAATCAATTAAAAGACCCCTATAGCGCCAAATTTAAGCATTCTCAATATGTTTACAATGGGAATGGAGAGTATTGCGCATATGTTAATTCTAAAAACTCATATGGTGGATATGTGGGTGACATGCCTTTCTTGGTGATGCTCGTTGGGTCAGGCAAAAAAATTAATGCAGCAGTGATATCTTTTGCAAATGATGAAGCAGAGATTTCTGCTACCTATGAAATTTGCAAGAAGTTAGGATATTTCGAATAATTGACAGGGTTATGCCGTAATCAGCATTACTTATAAGATTCATAAATTATTAGGTCAAAAACGCCCCGCACCAGCGGGGTTTTTTATTGCCTGGAGAAAAGTAAATGGCTGGAACCTTTGATGCTGGCAGAGTTGTCTATGAAGTCGACATGGATACTTCGCGTTTACTGGCAGCGCGAAGAGAAGTTGATGCGGCACTGAACGGTCTTAATGGGAGCATGGGCCGCCTTGAAGCCAGCGTTAACCGCACTGAGCGCTCTATTGGATCGATGGAACGAACAATGTCCAGCCTTTCTGGCGTTGCTAAAGGCTTGCTGGCCGCGCTTTCTGTGCAACAGGTTGCGAGTTACGCCGATGCCTGGACTGAACTGAATAACAAAGTCGCTAACTCGGTTCGTACTGGAGAGACGCAGGCCGAAGTTATGCAGCGGATCTTTGATGTTTCACAAGCAACCCAGTCATCCCTGAACGGCACGGCGACTCTTTACGCCCGGCTTGAGCGCGGAACCAGAACATACAACACCAGCGCAGAAGACTTAACCCGCCTTACCACCATTATCAACCAGGGATTTGCGGTATCTGGCGCAACTGCTCAGGAAGCTGAGAACGCAACCATTCAGCTATCACAGGGTATCGCTTCCGGCGTTCTGCGCGGCGAAGAGTTTAACTCAGTGTCAGAGCAGGGGAGCCGCCTCATGGTCGCTCTGGCTGATTCGATGGGTGTTTCTATCGGTCAGTTAAGGGCTATGGCCGCTCAAGGGCAACTGACAACAGACGTTGTGGTTAAAGGGCTTCTATCACAAGGGGATGCAATCGGCAAAGAATTTGCCAACACCACCGTCTCAATCGCCAAGGGATTGCAGGTGGCCGGTAACAACGTAACGAAGTTCTTTGGCGAAAACTCAACGGTTAAATCATTCGCAGCAGGGTTCCGAGACTCTGTTATTACAATAAGCGAAAACCTTGAGACGCTGGGGACAGCTTTAATTGGCGCTGCTGCAATAATGGGTGGTAGGTTTGCTGGCGCGCTAGCAATGGCAACAGCCGCTCAAGCCTCAAGAGTGAAAGCAACAATTCAGGGAATAGTTGCGACAAGGCAATCGGCGCAGCAGGAAGCTGCAGCGGCATCAGTAACAGCCAGAAAAGCAGTAGCAGATAAAGATGCTGCCCTTTCCGCTCTAAATCTGGCAACTGCGGAGTATAACGTAGCAAAAGGATCTGCCGCTGAAGCCTTTGCACTTGAGAACGTTATACGGCTAAGGGGGATTTATGTCGCAACATCCGCTGAAGCTGCATTGGCTAATAATGCACTAGCGGCATCACAAGCCAAAGTGGCCGCTACGGGTATAACTTTTGCAAACACAATGAAGGTAGTGAATTCGGTTACTGCCCCTTTGGGTGGGCCCATTGGCGTAATAGCCATTGTTGCCGCTGGCTGGTATCTGTATTCACAGCGACAGGCTGAGGCCAGAAAAGAGGCAATAGCTTTTGCTGACACCGTACCTGACGTTATTAAGCGCCTCAAGGACATGAATCTTGCTCAAGCTCAGGGCGTTAGGGCTGATACGGTCACCTCAATTGAGGCGCAAAAGGAAGCTATTAGCGATCTGAAAGATACCATTTCAGGTCTGCAATCCGATTACGAGAAATATACAACGCTTGCAAGGCAATACGGAGTTACCGAAGATCAAAATAATGGTTTCGTGATTAAGGCAAGGGATGCCGCAAACGAGTTGGCCAAAAAGCGCAGGGATCTGGATGGAGCGACAGCCACTCTTAAGCAAACTGAAGACGCATTACAACTAATTAACATTCAAGTTAATCAGGGCATTGTTGATCAGATGAGGGCTGCCAGAGATAACGCTATCGCTATCGCTGAAGCTGAAAAGCAAGCGTCATTCCTCGGTGGAACCCAAGCATTCCTGGCTGAAAAACTCGGCCAATCAACGCAGGCCCTGAAAGCCTTCAACTCAGAAAGTCTGAAAATAAACTGGGGCGGGAAAGAAGGCGAGAAGTTAATTAAGCAGGCTGAGCGCCGACTTGCCTTGTCAAAATTGGAGGGGGAAGCAAAAGCCAGGCAGCAGGCAGCCTATGATGCTGAGGATGCAGGCGTTACAGATGATCGAGCAATCAAAAGGCTTCAGGATAATTATGCTGCAACAGAGAGAAACACTCAGGCAAGAAAGGATCAGAAGAAGGAAGATAATGCTGCGGCGTCTGAGGCTAAGAAACTTGCTAACCAGCAGGAATCTGTAGCCCAAAAGCTGGCCAACCTGAAGCAGCAAGCAGAACTGGCGGCTGGGTCAACTCAAGAACTCAGCAGAGAGCAGGCCATGCTTAATGCCGAGCAATCTCTTGGGAAAGGCGCTACCCAAGCGCAAATCCAACAGGCAAGGCAGTATGCTGCGACAAAATGGGATATAGCCAATGCTATTAAGGCACAGGCTGCCGCTGAGAAGCTACTCCCGGAAGCGCGAGAGAACGCCAGCTATAAGCAAGACGTCCAGGATTTGAATACAGCTCTTGCGGCAAAAAAAATTACCCAAGAGCAATACAACCAGACTATAGAGCGACTGGAAGCCAACCATCAGGCTACATTGGCAAAAATCAGAGCTCAGGCAGTGGTTTCTCCTCAGCAAGAGGCTGTTGCTCAGGTAAACCCTGTGCAGCAATTGGCGAATGAAAACGCTCAAAAGCTGGCTCTTATCAAACAATTTGAGCAACAAAGTCTCTTGTCTCATCAGCAAGCGATGGAATTACGAAATGCCACAGACATGCAGTATGAGCAGCAAAGGATTAATGCTCAGTGGGAAATCTACCGTAATCAGAGCGAAATCAACCAGCTCGCCGCTTCTGCTATCGACTCGCTTCAGGGAGGAGCAACCAATGCGATAACCGGGCTTGTTAACGGCACCCAAAACCTTCAGGAAGCCTTCGCCAATATCGGCACGACCATCCTCGGAAGTGTGGTTGGCGGCCTGGTTGAGATGGGCATTCAATGGGTAAAAAGCCAAATCATGGGCCAGGCTGCGGCGGCGGCATCACTTGCTTCAACGATGGCACAAGCAACGGCAGCTGCATCAGCATGGGCTCCGGCGGCCATGAGCGCATCTATTGCCACCTATGGATCAGCGGCGGCTGTCGGTCAGACGGCATATGCTGGCTCTCTACTTGCGGCAAAAGGAATGGCTGTTGCTGGCGCGCGTGAGCATGGTGGGCCTGTGTCGGCAAATTCCATGTACCGGGTAGGCGAGGGCGGTAAGCCCGAGATTTACCAGGCTAATAACGGAAGCCAGTACATGATACCGGGTGACAATGGTCGGGTGATTAGCAACCGGGATATGCAGAAGGGCTGGGGCGGCGGGAGCAGCATCGTTCAGAACATCAACTTCGAAATAAACACTACTGGCGGCATAGATGATGCCACTATGTCGAAGATGGCACAGATGATGAAACAAGTTAGCCTCAATACCATTCGTGACCAGCAGCGGCCTAATGGTCTGCTAAACCGGGGGAAATAATGCCGCAGACATTCACCTGGTCACCACAAAAGGCGTTCACCGTTGAGCGCACACCTAATGTAGCGGTGGTCAAGCTTGGCGACGGTTATGAGCAGCGCCAGGTTAAAGGTATAAACCCGCTCATGGATAAGTACTCGCTTGTCTTCAGGGGTGCAGACGACAACTGTCGGGCTAATCCGGTAAAAGCTATCGACGCGTTCCTTAAAGCAAGAATGGCCGTCGAGTCTTTCTACTGGACGCCGTCAGATACCGGGATACAGAAGTTATTCGTCTGTCGGTCATGGAGCACGGTCAAAACGGGCGGATATTACGAACTGACAGCCACTTTCGAACAAGTACCAAGATAAGCCACCTTCGGGTGGCTTTTTTAATGGGAGTTTTCCGTGCGCAATATACCAGCGGAACTGATTATCGAAAGCGTTGACGCGGGCGTTGGCGCGTTCATTGACCTCTTCGAGGCAAACCTTCAGCCCTATGGTGGCGATGTAATCCGCTTTCACTCCGGCACCAATGGATATTACGGGGACGTCGTATGGAAGGGGGCCATCTATCCTGCATACCCGATAGCCGTTGAAGGGTTTCAGAGCAATAACGAAGGGGCATATGCGCGCCCAACCATGACGGTTGCAAATATCACCGGCCTGATAACCGGCATTAACCATGACTTCGACGACATGCTCGGGGTGGTGATTACTCGCCGCCAGGTGCCAGTTAAGCATCTCGATGCCGTCAATTTTCCCAATGGTAACCCCGATGCAGATCCATCGATGGAGGCGGTTTCTCGTTACGTCGTGGAAGAGATGACAGAGGAAACCGCCGAGCAGGTCACCTATACCCTCGCAACGCCAATTGATTGCGATAACGCCATCATCCCGGCCAGAACCATTCTTGCTGATGTATGCCAGTGGCAGTATCGCGGGACCGGATGTGGATACGATGGTCCGCCAGTTGCAGACGAAAGGGATAACCCGACATCTGACCCTGCCAAAGATAAATGCTCTCACAGGAGGACAGGATGCAGGTTTCGATTCCCGCGCCCGGAGCCAATGCCGATAAGCAGCTTCCCAGGCTCACAGAAGGTGAGCTGATTCAGCAGTGTCTCGATTATGCCGCGACAACAGGTGACGAGGTGTGCGGGCTAATCATTGATGACTCAGTGTTCTTCCCATGCAGTAACTCACACCCTGAGCCAGCGCGACACTTCCGTATAAGCGACGATGACTGGCTTGCAGCAGAAGAGCTGGGTGATATCACGGCGGTATTCCATTCACACCCTGAAAGCTTCTCCGTCCTCTCAGGTGCAGATCGTCATGCGCAGGTGCTGACTGACCTGCCATGGTGGCTGGCATCTAATGGCCGGTTGCTCAAGTTCAGGGCAGTACCGCATTTGCTTGGCCGCCGGTTCGAGCATGGGGTGATGGATTGCTACACCCTTTTTCGTGATTCGTACCATCTCTGCGGTATCGACCTGCCTGATTTTGAGAGGACGCAGGGGTGGTGGCTGCGGGAAGAGAACCTGTATCTCAAAAATATGGAGGCCAATGATTTCCATCGGGTGGAACTGTCGGAAGCTGAGCCCGGCGACGTAATCATTCGCCAGCCTTTCCCTGGTGCTGACCCATGCCACGCCATGATCCTCCTGCACGAAAATATGGTGCTCCATCATGACTGCGCTGGTCACCTCAGCCGCAGGGAGCCTTACAGGCCAGCGTTCATTAAGCAAACTCATTCCATCTGGAGACACGAAAGGTGCTCATCTTTAAATTTGCAGGGCATTTACGAAGACATTTCCGCCAGGTCGAGATGAATGTTGAGACTCCTGCCCAGGGGTTGCGTCTTCTGTGGGCACAGAGCCCCGAATTCAAAAAGGACTTTCTGAAAACCCGCATACGCATCCGTATGGCTGGCGAAGATGTGACAGAAGAATCAATCAGGCTGCACATGGACAGGAAGCTTCCTGATGGCTCAACCGTGCTTTTCGTTCCTGTAGTGGAAGGCGCTATAACAGGCACCGTAGCCCTGGTGGCTACGCTTGTTATAGCCGCAGCCTCTGTTGCTTACTCCATCTACATGGCGCGCAACATGAAAACAAAGAACGCGGCAGAAGCGGCAGAAAATAACACCATCACGAACAACTCTTTTACCAGCGCTGAAAACCGCGTCGGTCAGGGCCGGCCGGTGCCTCTTCTTCTTGGCGAGATGGTGGTTGGCTCAAACGTAATATCCCTCGGTATCGACACTTCGAACAACCAGGACTGGACAGAATCAATTAGCTAAGGTGGCTTTATGTCTTCAGGCGGCGGCAAGGCCAGCACCCCCAAACTTCTCGACGATAACCTCAAATCAAAACAGTTTTACCGTGTGCTGGACCTCATCAGTGAGGGGCCAATTTACGGTCCGGTAGACCAGTCACACCTTTCCTCTTTCATGCTGAACAAAACGCCTATTACAGATGCCAACGGTAATGTAAGCATCAACGGGGTGAGTGCTGCCTGGCGTCCTGGTTCAGAGACACAGGCACCAATAAATGGGTTTTCTGCCATAGAGGCGACCACTATCGTCAATACAGAGGTTAAGTATGCAACGCCTCTGGTGCGAACCATCACAGACCAGGATGTGACGCGTGTGCGCTTCAACGTTGGCGTTACCGGACTTGTTCAGCAGGACACAAAGGGAAACCAGAAAAACACGTCAGTAACGCTTGTTCTTGAAACTCGCACTGCATCGGCAGGATGGGTGCAGCAGAAAACGGTCACGATTAACGGCAAGATTTCGGGTGAATATCTTGAGGCTCATGTCATCGATGCGCCTGACATCAAACCATTCGATATCCGTGTACGCCGTGTAACGCCTGACAGTACCAGTGACCTGCTGTCTAACGGCACTATCTGGAACAGCTTTACTGAGATAACCGACGATAACCTTTCCTATCCATTCTCGGCGATTGCTGGCGCTGTAATAGACCGTGACCAGTACACAGATACGCCAAGCCGCACATATCATCTGCGCGGGCTAATTGTTGATGTGCCGGATAATTACAACCCAATCACCAGAACCTATACCGGTTTATGGCTCGGGGGATTTAAGAAGGCATGGACCAATAACCCAGCATGGCTTTTCCGTGAACTGGCAAAGAATATGCGCTTCGGACTGGCACGCAGGGCGGGATCAATTGATGTCGATGACGGCGCGCTGTATGTCCTTTCTCAGTATTGCGATCAGCTTGTAGATGATGGCTACGGTGGGAAAGAGCCCCGAATGACTCTGAACGCCTACATTACTGAGCAGGCCAGCGCCCGCGATATTCTCGACAAAATTGCCGGGATGTTCAGAGGGATTGCACTTTGGGACGGCATGCGGCTGACAGTCATGCTGGATGCTCCGCAAGACCCTATCGCCACCGTAACCAATGCTAACGTGGTGGACGGGAAGTTCAGTCGCAGCTCGGTTAAGCGATCGGAGAAGTACAACGCTGTCGTGGTGTCCTGGACCGACCCGGATAACGGCTGGGAACAGGTGAAGGAATACGTTTCTGATGATGAGATGATCGCCAGAGGCAATTACAACGAAACCACTATCGAGGCCTTCGGGTGTACGTCACGCGGCCAGGCATGGCGAGCGGGTAAGTGGATTCTTGAGACTGCGAAACGTGAGAGCAACAGACTGACGTTCCAGATGGCGCGAGATGCAATCGCATTTACACCCGGCGACATCATTGAGGTCATGGATAATGATTACGCTGGCGCAAGGCTTGGCGGTCGAATCCTTTCGCACTCAGGCAATAAAATCACCGTAGATGCGAATCTCTCCAGCCTGGTATCTCCCCGAGATGTTATGTCCATTATGGGCAGCAACGGGAAGTTCTCGAAGTATGAAATCACAACGGTTTCTGGAGCGGTCGTCACACTGAAAACCACGCCAGCATGGGTAAGGGACGGGACTGTATTTGCTATCTCAACTACGGAGGTTTCTGCTCGTCTTTTCCGTATCCTGAGTATTGCCGAGACAGAAAACAACTCCGTTTATAGCATAACCGCCTCGCAGCACGATCCGAACAAACAAGCTGTGGTAGATGCCGGAGCAGTATTTGAGGTGCCGAACGACACGCTGAACGGCTATCGCGTTCCAAATATTGAAAACCTGCGCGTTATTAACGTAAACAGCGAAACTGTACAGGTTACGGCTACCTGGGAGACGGCCACGACCACCAAAAAACTGGTATTCGAACTCTATGTCTATAACGATTCGGGGAAAGTGGTTGCGCAATATCAGACCGAGAAGTTTAGCTATGACTTCTACGGACTGAATGCCGGAAGCTACACGCTTGGCGTCAGAGGCCGGAATGAGAACGGAATGAAAGGCGCTGAAACTCAGGTTAGCCTGGTGATAGGCGCGCCGCTGGCACCAACATCAGTTATATGGACGCCTGGAATTTTTTCGGCTGATATTGTTCCGGTGATGAGCGTAACAGCAACAACTGATACAACATTTGAGTTTTGGTATTCAGGCGAGAATCGCATCACTGACCCCTCGCTAATTGAGGATCAGACCCAATTCCTGGGGCGCTCCAGTCAGTGGACGCTTCATAATCTCAAAGCAGACACTACGTACTATATGTACGTAAGAACAAAAAACGCATTTGGTGTTTCTCCGTTTGTCGAAGCATCAGGGAAGGCTTCTGCTGATATCCCAGGCATGCTTGATTATATTGATGATGCTATCCGCAATTCTGGCGCATTTGAAAATCTTCAGAATGGTATTGATACCAATATTGAGGGGATTTTAGAAAACGCTCTCGCCAATAACTCAACTGTTGACCATCAATGGGCGCAGTACGGGGAAGTCAGAGCGGATATTCTTATCGTTAAAACCACGGTTGCCGATGTTGATAAGTCTCTGGCTGAATTAACTACTCAGGTTCAGGCTCAATATGCACAAACTACTGCAGCGCTTAACCAAAAGCTAACCGCAACTGTAACAGATAATGGAACAGCCAAGGCATTCTATACGCTCAACCTCGGCATTAAACGTGGTGACCAATTGTATAACACTGGTTTTGCAATGGGCATAGAGCCTGACGGGGCAGGAAGTTATAAGTCCACAACTGTTTTTGCCGCTGACCAGTTTGGTATTTATTCCGGTAGTGATCCGGGTAATTATCAGGCGGCTTTCTTTGTGGTTAATGGACAGGTGTTTATGAACTCTGCCTTTATTCAGGATGGCACCATTACCAGTGCCAAAATCGGTAATTACATTCAGTCAAATAATTATGTGGTGGGCTCGACCGGCTGGATTATCAGTAAGGAGGGCACTGCTGAGTTTAATGACGTTACAGTGCGCGGAACCATTATTGCAACCGAAGGGCGTTTCTCTATGTCAGGTCCCGGAAACAACGTGGTTATTGACGGAGCCGGCGTTACCGTAAATCTGGCGAATGGTGGCCGCATTGTTCTGGGGAGCTGGTAATTATGCCCAGTGGATTACTGATTGACTTAAACGACGGCGGTCCGGTAATGGAAATCACGGCAGGGCTTCGTTGCCCCTCCTGGTGCGGGACAGTAGGAGGATCAGGAAACATATATAACGCACCGGGTTATGTGGCTGGTGCCACCCTGGTCTATGCCCCGCACGAAACTGCCAGAATTTATCAAACCGGAACAAGTCTCGTTCCGGATGTAGGTTGCCTTAGCGGAGCCGCCCAGAATGGTGGCAGCATGACTATTTCGTCGTGGTACAGCGCAAAAGGCTATAACGATATTCTCTGGCCCGGAACGATGTGGCAGATAATGCCAGCCTCTCAGTCCGGGCGTACCGGGTTATTTATCTCTGACAGTACTGATTTTACAACTATTACGAATGGCAGCATTGTGGGTCAATGCGCATGGCGCGGGCGAGTCACCTTTACCGGCTCGTGGACACCGCCGAATACCGGCTTTACTCGTGGAACATATCTGGTGTTTGGTAAATGGAGCGCCGATGGTGTGACGGTTGAATATGATGGCACCAGAGTCATCGCCACACTGGAGCGTAACGGCGCAAATGTGAACGCTACAGTCACCATGGACATCGTGATATTTGCGGCGGGTGCGGCACCCGTTGCGGGACCCGGCCTTAACTTTTTTAATGCAGCGGGTCAGTGCACATTCTCTACAACGCGCCGCCCTTTTTTATACAGCAATGCGTATTTCCGTGCATCGAAAACGTCAACGGACATTGGCAACCGTTTCATTATGCTGGGTCGCTATGGCGCGAAGTCTGATATTCATGGCGGCTGGTGTTACGCGAAATATTGCGGGATCGTCAGAAGCGGAAACGCGGTGCGGATCGGCCGTGGCTACGTCGCTACTTTCTGGACAAGTGACTATCCGGTGATGTTCGATATTGTCAGCTCTACAAATATCTTACTGCTTGAAAGCATGTATTAAGCAGCATCGCTATGGCCATTTATATTTTCAGGAGAATACCATGTCGGCAGGCACTCTTACGCTCACAAATAAATCAGCAGAGATTTCAGGCACAGGAACGTCATTCACAACGGAACTGAAGGTCGGCGATTTCATTGTTTTTAATGTTGGAGGAACGGCATATACCATTCCTGTGAAAACAATTACTAGCAACACTCGACTGACACTTATTAGTAATTATACCGGGCCCACACAAAGTGGTGTTGCATGGTTTTCTGTACCGCAGGAAGCGCAGAGCCTGATTTCCTCGGCGCTTGCCACTCAGTCAGCAGAAGCGTTGCGCGGGCTTAATTATGACAAGATGAACTGGCAGCAGGTTTTCTCTGCGACAGGAAATGCGACAGTTACTTTACCAGACGGGAGCACTTTTACCGGACCGTCGTGGGGCAGCATAAATACCTCCCTCGCAGACAAAGCAAAAAAAGGTGCAAATAATGACATTACAAGCCTGTCAGCATTAACTACAGCTATCACGGTCGCTCAGGGAGGTACAGGGGCAAGTAACGCATCGGCAGCAAGAAATAACCTTGGACTTAAAGGCGCTGCCATCATGGATGCTGTAGGTTCGGTCGGGAATAATTCATCCATCATTGAGTCCGGGGCTACATCCAGTGGTAATTATTTAAAGTTCGCAGATGGGTCAATGATTTGTTGGTTTAACCGTGGAAGTATTGATGTTACCAGCTCAGCCCGAACCGAAGGAAGCACGTCTTTTTACTGGCTAGCCTATAATTGGGTTTTTCCGGCGGCATTTTTCGATACATCCAAAATTGCAATCTCTGTAACCACTGCTGCGTGGGGTAGTACCGGCGGCATAGGTTCCAGCGCGGTTATGACAGGCTCATCAATTTCAGGGTTAAGCACAACAAGTGTTGCAGCGCGCATATACGCACCAATTCAGTTCGCCTCGCTGTATCCGTTAACGTTAATTGCTACAGGAACCTGGAAATAATGTTCAAGTTAAAGCTAATTCCACAGCACAGAGAAGACATATTATCAATCAAAGCGAACAACGCAGTGTTAACTATAAATGGTGAGGACTATGATTTCAGTCCAATGAGCGCTGGCGACTATCTGCCATTTTCAGCTGTAGATTGCGTATTTTTCGTCGATGGGATTTTCTGCGATGAGCATGGGGACATAAGTGCTGCTCTGGTATATCCGTGCGCGCCGGGAGATGTGGAGATGGAAATACAAATGGAAAATGGCATTGAATACTCATTTGGTAAAAAGGAGGTAGAAGGTGATCGACTGGACGAAACTCAATAAAGCTAAAGACGTATCTGATGCCGAGCATGTAAGAATGAGGGATAGCGTGGTAAGTCAGCGCCTGGCGGCGTACAGGGCTGAATCAGACCAGTTGAAAGTAGAGGCCGACTATGATGCCGCGGTAAGCGGTTCAAAGCCAGATTACACGGCGTGGGTCGCCAAGGTAAAAGAGATTAAGGAGAGGTTCCCAATGCCTTGA